CTACGGCGTATCGACATCGCCGCGGATGCCGATGATGAACTGATCGTCATCCACGGCCGGCGGCCCCTGCAGCACCGTGCGCGCCACCCACACCGGGAAATTCGCGGCAACGGTATTGAGGCGCACGACGTTGCCGGCGGACCAGCCCGCGCCCCAGCCGGCCGGATCAATGCTGAAATACGGCACGCCGGTAGCCGGATTCACCGGCGCCAGCAGGTTCGCGATGGCGTGCGCGGTGGCCACCTGACCAATCGTTTCGCCAATCACATTGACCGTGGTGGTGTTCGTGAAGATGATCTGCCAGCGCTCCTGGATCGCCCCGCGGTTACTCACCGCTACCGGATAGAGCACCGTGTTGTAGCTCGCCCCGGCGCCGCTGCCGCGGACGGTATCCGCCCACACGCCGTCCCAGGTCTGCTGGTCGAACCAATGCGAGACGCGCGCGTGCAGATCGCCCAGGATCAGCGCCGAAGAGACCAGCGAGCCCAGCGGGAAATCGTGCGTCAACGGCCGCGTCAGCGTCAGGTCGCCGTTGATCTGCGCATCCGAGCACAGCGCCATATCCTCGATGCGATGCTCGATGCGCACCGGCTGCGCGTAGCCCGAGACATCGGAAAACGTCACCGTACCGGCGTCGAGGTTCGTGCCGTAGCCCGTTTGAATCGTCTGATCGTCGGCGCCGATCACCCGCAGCCTGGCGACGCGCACGCGCCCGACGTTGATCGTCTGGCCGTTGCTCACCGTCGCCGGCGACGTCGTCGCCGTATGGTGGATCACCAGCACATCGCCCTTGCGCAGCACCGGCACCCGCCCATCGACCGGCAAGCGCACCGGATCGAGCCCCAGCACCTCGGCCGACAGCGGCAGGTTCGACACCGCCACGGCGTTGAACAGCGCCGTATCGGGCATCACCAGCACCGGCCGGAAAATGTTGCCCGAAACGACCCGCCCGGCGTCGTACCACCACTCCAGCTTCTCGGCCGGCAATAGCGAGGCATCCGCCACCCACGCCCCAAACGACAGATCCACGATACCGAACTGCGCATCCACCGACCCCGCCGCCTGGGCGCCGGCGAGCACGCCGGAGAGGTCACTATTGACGCTGACCGAGACGCTGTCGGACGCCCGATTGGCGCGCACGGCCAGGCTTGCCGGCTGTAACGGCGCGCCCAAAACGCGGAAGCGGAAGCGCCAATCCTCCCACAACCCCTTGCGCGTCAGGCAGGCGACGCTGGCCGCCGGCGAGCCGCCGCCGGTGAAGTCGGAGAGGGTAACCACCCCGCTGGCGTAGTTGATGGCGCCGGCCACCGTGCCGCTGTTGGTGCTGTTCGAGGGATTGCGGACCAGCGTCCCGGCCCGATCCACATACACCGACCCCGCCAGCGTAAAGCGCAGCGAGCCCGGCACCAGCGTGTTGCTCACGCTCGGCAAAAGATCGACCTGCAGCGGATCAAGCGTCTGCGACTGCGTTTGCGTGGCGCCGGCCGTATCGCTGGCCTGGCGATAGCGCGCGGTGATCGCGCCGGTAGCCACCGCCGTGGACACCGCCGTGGACCAGGTGCGCGTCTGCTGCAGGTCCGCCCAGACGCTGCCGGTCACCGTGCGCTCCTGCGACGTCGCGGTGATCTCGACCAGTCCGCCCAGCGCCACCGCGCCCGTGGTGTAGTTGATCGATCCGCCGATGCCCGCCGTGGACGACAGCGCCAACGCCACGCTGGCCTTGTTGCCGGCACTCGACGTGCTGCCCGAGCCGGTCGCCTTGAAGTCCGCGGCCACCAGCAGCAGCGCGCCGGCGCCGTCGTCGCGCACCGTATAGGCGCCGCCGACGCTGTCGGAGAAGGACAGCGTCAGGCTCTTCGGCAGCACCGCGTGCCCGAGCGAGAAGCTGCTCGAAGCGCCGCTGGCGGCGTGCGTCTCGACGATTGCCGCGCCCTGCTTGTACTGCGTCACCAGCGTCGAGTTGCTGTCCGGCAGCAACGTGGGCAGCAGCACGACCTTGCCGTTGGCGTAGTCCACCCAGCCCGTGCCGTCGCCCTGCAACGCCCCGGCGCCGTTGTCGGTGACCGTTTTGGTCACCCCGCCGGCAAGGTAGGTGATCGTCAATTGCCCCGGCTGCAGCGCGCCGCCGGCGACACTGACCTTGACCGCCGGCGCCTGGAACACGGCGCCGCCGACGTGCGGCGTGTAGTGCGCCGGCGTCCCCCAGGCGTAAAGGATCTCGGTATTCACGTCCGGCAGCGCGCCCAGCGTCACCACCAGCGAGCCGGTCGCGTAATCGACCATCCCGGTACCCACACCGTCGTCGCCCGCGAGACCGCCGGCGCCGTTGTCCACCAGGCGATACCACTTGCCGAGCGCCATGTAATCGACCGACACGGAGCCCGGCGCCGGTGCCGGCGAGAGGTTGATCACGTAGTTGTAGCCGCGGTTGCCGAGGCTGATCGGCGTGCTCTCGCTGTGCCCGGCGACGCTGATCGCCACCGCCTGCGCCGCCGTAAAGGTCGCGCTGCCGCTGCTGCCGGTGTTGCGGGCGACACTCACCGCACCGCTCGCGTAATCGACCGAGCCCGTATAGCCCGAGGTCGGCACCAGCGTACCGTTGCCGTCGTCCACCAGCGTCACGCCGCCGATGGCGACGCTCACCGAGCCGCGCGCCACACCGCGGCCGAAGTAGCGCACCGCCACCTGGCCGGGGCTGGTGGTCACCGTGCTGGTGAAGCTCACGCTCGGCGCGCCGGCGATCGGCACGATCAGCTCGCGATCGCCGACGCAGCGCGCATCGATGATCGGCGCTTCCGAGAGCGCCGAGGGCACCAGTTGCGTGTAGACCGTCTCGGCCTTGCACGTCAGATCGCCCAGGTACGCCGCCAGCGCCAGCGGCGCCACCCCGTAGTAACTGGTGGCGTCGGCCGCGAAGGTGGCGTGCACCCGGGTCTGCGGGTTGTAGTAGTCGGCCGTGTAGCGGGTCGCGTTGGCGCCAGTGAACGCCAGGCGCAGCGGATCCGAGATTTCCAGCACCAGCACATCGCGCAGGTAATCGCCGTACATGTCGGTGAACACCTGGTCGATGCTGCGCGCGATGATGCGGATCACCCGCACGTACTGATAGTTGCTCGGCGTATCGCGCTGCACCAGCCCGAACACGTCGCCGACGCCGGGCGTCGCCACCGATCGATGGCAATGCACCTGCACGCTGCGCTGCCCGACCAGATGATTGCCGTAGAGGACAAAGCGCGTCTCGGCGCCGAGCGCGAGGTAGCTTTCGAGCTTGTTCTGCGCGGCGGTGCGCACGTCCGACCACGAGCGGGTGGTGAACAGCGCCGCCGAAACGCGCGGGTCGGCCGGCGCCTGCGCGACGATCACATGCGCCCCGTAGTAGCCGTCGACGGTATCGGTGAGCACCGCCGGAAACACCTTGCGCAGCGCGATACGGCCGTAGGTGCGGTCGAGTTCCGAGATATCCGGAAACAGGTTGTTCGACACCCCATCGATCACCGCGAGGCCGGTGGCCATGCCGCCGCCCTCGGGCACATCGTCCAGGACTGCGGACTTGAGCAGCTTGATGTCGCCATCCAGGATGGTCATGCGTTACACCTCGATCAATTTTACCGTGGCGACGTACCAGGTATCGACGCCAGGATCGGAAAAGGCCACCACCGGCTCCGCCGTCAGGGCATCGTCAGGAGCGAACACCACATTGAAGCTGCGCCCATCGGCGAGGGTCAGCACCATCTGGCCGGGCAGCGCACACGCCAGCACCCGCAAGGCGTCGAGGGTCGCGCGCGTGACCCAGCCGCCGTCGACACTGCCGGCCAGCGTGATCGGTCGACCCGCCAGGCGCTGCCCAGCATCGACGATCAGTGCCCCGGTGAGCGCGTATTCGGTGGAGCGGATCACCGTCGGCCAGTTGAATTCATCGATCCACAGCAGGTCGTCCGGCAGGCTCACGCTATCCAGCAGATGTTGGGTCATCGGCCTACACCCGGATCCATTGCCGGCCGTTCCAGGTCTGCAACGCCTTGCCGGCGGCCGTCGCCACCCCGTCCTCGACCAGCACCGCCCAGATCGCGCGAAAGCGCCGGTCCTTGGTGGCCAGTTCCTTCACCGCCGCGATCGCCTCCGGGCTGCGCGGCTGCTTGGCCCAGCCGAGAGGGTCCGAGGGGCCGATCATGCCGCACGGCTCTTCAACTCCTTGAGCGCGCCGATCAGCGCTTGCGCGGCGTCGGGGCTCGCCGTATCAACCGGGATGGTTTTACCGCCGACGACGATTTCCACGCGGTGGACACTCGCCGGCGCTGGCGCTTGCGCTTGCGCCTCGCGTGTCGCGGATTTTCTGGCCTCATCCGAGGCCCGCTGCTTGGCGCGATCGAACGCCCCCGAATACTCGGTGAGATAACCCTCGGTCGAGGTCACGGCGACCGTCCGGAGCTTGGTTTGCATTGCCGCCAGTTCTTCCGGCAATAAATCGGAAAACGCCGCGACAAAGGCCTTGACGGCCTGGCCGGTAAATCCCTGCTGGCGGGCAATCTGTTCATAGTCGATCGCCTGCGTGCTGACATTGCGACTGACCAGGCCGGCGGCCTGGTCGGATTGGGATAATCGACGGTTCCCGTAATAATCCTCGATTTCGCGTTGCGTCAGGTTCATGGCACGCAACTCCTGCACTGTCAGTTCCTTATCTTGTGGCCGCAGTTGAATATCGGCTTGAATGCCGCCACGATCGATCGTTCCCTGGATATTCCCGCTCAGGTTTGGCAAGGGTCGGCCAGCCTCGTCTTTGAGGCGGCCCATCTGGTCCGCCGAACGCTCCAGCGCATTGCCCAATTTCTCGGTTTCTTTCGTGCCGCCCCCCATGGCCTGGATAATCGCCTTGCCAGTACCATCGACTTCGATCGTCAAGCCCTGCATGGCGGCCTGAATGCGCAGGGTGTCGGTGGCCACGCCGCCATTCGCTTCGATCACGGTTTCTGCATAGCGCCGAAACGCGGCGGTGATCTGCGCCGGCGTCGACGTACCCGAATTACGGATCGTCTCGAAAGCCTGCCGGGCGGTTTCCGCGGTGCGCTTGAGTTCTTCGGGAGCGCGCAGGCCCAGTGTCTTGAACGCCTCGTTCGCCGAGTTGATGCCCGGTGCCAGATCGTCGAGCTTGTCCTTGACCCCGGTCAGGCCTTTGCGCAGACGTTCGCCGGCGAGCAAGCCCTTGTTGCCGAGGTCTTCCCAGCGCTTGCCGAGCGCCAGTAGCGCGGCTTCGCTGGTGGCCGCCTTCTCCGCCTGGTCGAGACTGGTGGCGAGCGTCTCGCCCACGTCCAGCCCCTTGCGTTTCAGTTCATCGGTACGCTCCAGCAGCACATCGTAGTTGTTGAAGGCTTGCTTGGCGGCCTCGCTGATGCCCGTCGAGAGTTCGCTGGCGTCCTTGCCGGTGCGCTTGATCGCTTCGCCGAGGACGGACTCGATCGCCCCGGCCAGCCGCTTTTGCCCTTGTTCGGTGCCGTCGAAAGCGCTTCGGGCATCAGCCTCGAACTTCTTGAGATCTACCCCGTTCATCGCCGATTGCCAGGCTTTGCCCACCTCATAGAAACCGATCTGACTCGATTTGACGAGCTTGTCGATGACCGCCCCCGCCTCGGCGATACCTCTCGGGGTGGACAAATCCATTTTCTTGCCCAGATTTTCCATGGCCTTGGCGGTGGCCTCTCCCTTCTGGGTCAGTTCCTCGAAATCGGCGACCAGTTTCCGGCCATTCGTCGATAGCCCAAAAGCGGCATCGGCCGCGAGGCGCTGCTTCTGCGCCAACTCGGCCATGACCCCGGCCAGATCGCGCCCCTCCTTCTTTTCTTTTTCCGCGTCGGCTTCACGCGCCTTGTTACGCTTCGATAGCTCCGTCAAGTCATAGAGCGCTTTCGCAATGCCTTTGCCGATGTCGTTGATGTTGGTCAGCACATAGGCGTAACCAAACCCCTTGAGCATCGACAACAGCCCGCCCATCCGGGTGGCGAGGGCGGCCAGATCGAGCACCCCATTGCGCAGCACCGCCGCGCCGGCGGCATGCGCCGCAGTATTGGCGATCTGCGCCGTGGTGTTGGCCGCGGTGACGGCCGTATTGGCCGCCGTTGCGGCCGTTGCCACGCCGGTGGCCGCGGCCGTGGCGAGCACGGCCGTGCGCAGCCCGAGGAACTCGGCGACAATGCCGTAAGCCTTCCAGGCCAGCCAGGCCTTGCCGGAGCTGATCAGGGCGAAAGCGATGCCGTTCAGGTTCCGCGCCAGATCCTCGATCACCGCCGCCGCTTTGGCACTGGCGCCGCTGGCCTCGTCTGTCTGGCTGATGAACAGCGTCCACTGCGTGGACAAATCAGTCAGCGCCCGGCCGATGGTGTTCGGCAACTTTGCGAACTCGGCGTCGATCGTCCGCGCCTGCCCTTGCAACGCCTGGATCACCGTCTCGGCAGAGAGCGTCCCGGCTTCGGCCAGTTTGCGCAGTTCGCCGGTAGTCACGCCCAGGCCATCAGCCATGGCCTTCGAGAGGCGTGGCGCCTGTTCCATGATGCTGTTGAACTCGTCGCCACGCAGCACGCCGGACTGCAGCGCCTGGACAAACTGCTGCAGGGCGGCTTGCGAAGCCTCGGCGCCCTCGTTGGCAATCGCGATCGACTTCGAAATCGTCTCGGTCAGCGCCAGCGCCTGCTCGGTGCCGATCTTCATCGTCTTGCCGGCGTCGGCGATCTTGGTGAACAGCTTGGCGGTGCCTTCGAGCGAGCTGCCGGTGGCCAGCGCAATGTCCTGTACGCCTTTCATCGCCGCCTGCAGCTTCGGGCCTTCCCCCACCACCAGCGCCATGCGCGACTGCATGTTCTTGGCGGCGTCGGCCACCTTGCCCATGCTCGCCGCCGCGCCCACCAAGGCATTGCCGCCCTGGATTGCCGCATAGGCGCCGGCGAGCAGGCGCAGTTCTTCGGAGATCGAGCGGACGCTGTTGCGGATCTGGGTCTGGGCCGGCACCGCCTGTGCCGCGGCGCGTTGCGCCGCCGGGCCGATGGCGTCGATGCCGGCGCCGGCAGCCTGCGCGTCGGTGCCGGCCTGCCGGGCTTCCTTGCCCAGCGCATCCACCGCCGCGGCGATACCGTCCACCTTCTCCTTGCCGGAGACGGTGGCATCGATCTCGACGCGGGCTTTCAGGTCGGTCATCGTCGCGTGGCCTTGGTGCTACGGTCAGGTGACGTTGCGCAGATCGACGGTAAACGGCGCGCTGGCGCCGACGGGGGTTTCCATCTTGCCCTTCAACGGCACGGTACCGAAGTTGTCCGACAGGAAGTCAAAAACGTCGCCGGACGACAGCACCGCCTGCGGCACGCGCACGACCACCGCGTTGTCGTCGGCGAAGTTCTTGCCGTCGAGGATGAAGGCGCCACGCACCTGCGCCTGCGTCGCGCCGGCAATCTGCGTGCCGGTGATCGCCGCATAGGTGCCCGAGACCTTGATCGATGCGCCCTCGAGGATGGCGCCGGTCGACAGCACCTTGACCATGCCGAGCTGGTAGTTGACCAGATAATCGGTGCCCAGCACGTAGGTCGGCGACCCCGAGGTGTGCTTGACGCTGAAACCGGCAACCGCGAACGCCTGCTTGCTCAACTGCACCCAATAGTCGCGCTTGGCGACGATCACCTCGTCGGTGATCGAGCCCGAGCCCTGCGACAGCGCGCTGGCGGTACCGAGCAGCGCCAGCGTCATGCCGTCCTTGCCGGTCTGCGACAGCGTGATTTCAATCTCCGCCGGCTTCTGCAGGGCCACCGAGCCGATCACCTGGCCGTACGTCGAGCGGCCCTTCGAGGTCTTTTCCTTGATCTCCGAGTTGGTCTTGATGGCGAACTTCTCGCACTCGAACGGGCCGGCGAGGCCGAGCGACAAGCCGGAGGTGGGATCGACGCGGTTGACGTAGAGGTCTCCCGCGCCGACGAATACTTGAGCAACTGCCATGAGGTTTCTCCTGTGGGGGGTGAGTGGATAGGTGCGGCGTCAGGCGCCGCGCACGATGACTTCGGAGGTCACGGCGATCGGAAACTTCAGGATGCCGCCACGGTAATTCGGCGAGGCGACGGGCGAGGCCAGCACCAGGGGGCCGTACGGGTAGCCGGGCGCCCACCCGAGCAGCTTGGCCAGCAGGGCATCGAGCAGCGGCGCCGCATCGGCGCGGCCGGGGGCGCCATCGCCAGGGTTCAGCGGGTTGCGCACCGCCAGCACCACCTGCCAGCGGGTCGCGGTGCGCGCGGCGCGGCCGTTGTTCGTGGTCTCATTGACGGTGTAGCCATCCCAGACCACGTAGGCGGCCGGCAACTCGACGCGCAGGCCGATGTCTTCGACGTCCGCCGCGCCATGCACACCGAGCAAACCGGGGATCTCCGCCAGGCGGGCGCGCAGCAACGGTTCGAGGCCGAGCATCAGCGCGCCTCGCCGGGGTAATCGGTGGGCAGATACGCGGCCGTGCGCACGGTCACCACCGCGGCGTACAGCCCCTTGCGGGTCATCGGCTCGCTGCTGAGCATGTCCCAGCGCAGCACGGCGTATTCCTGCTCGCCGACCACGGCGCCGTCCACGAGGGTCATCACCGCTTCGACCAGGTCAATCAGGCCGATCACCTGCCCGTCGCCGTGCCGGGCCGCCTGCGCGCCGCGGCTGTTGCGGGTGAGGCAAGCGATGCCCAGCGTCGGCTCGGTGAGGCCGCGCGCGGCGACAACGCCCGAACCCAGCGCCACATACACCGCCGGCGCCTCGGCGCCGAACTTGCCGACCAGGCTGTCGCCATCGAGATCCGGCAGCGTGTCGATCTGGCGCAAGCGGTCGGCCAGGGCAGAGGACTTGAGCAGCGCGACCAGCCCCTGTTCGAGTTCACGGAGCATTCCATGCTCCCTGCAAACGGTGCTCGATCAGCGCGACGATATCGGACGCATCGTCCGGGCTGATGCCGAGGAACGGCCGCGCCGGCATCCTGATGGTGTATGCGCCGATCGTGACGATCTGCGCAAAATTCGACCGCTTCTTCTTCACAAACCGATTGCCGACCGACCCGTTTTTGTACCTTTTGAAATACGCCTTCTGGCTGCGCGCCGCAATCTCGATGTCGCCACCAAACTGATGGATGGCGGCATAGATGCTATTCACGCCCCACTCGGCGAAGTCCGCCCCCGATTGCGACGAGAGCGAGCCCGAGAGGTGTCCGTCCCTGGTCAGCGTGCGACCGCCAGAGATCTGGGCGCGCAGGCTCGGCTTCCAGCGCGTGCCATCCGGCGCGGTCTCGGTGCGGAAGCGCTTCCTGGTCGCGTCTTCGCCCATTTTGGCGATTTTCTGGGCGATCTCCGACGGGTCGTCAAAGACCCCGGCCAGGCGGCGCAGGGCCGTCAGCACGGCCGCGTCGTCGACGTGGATCGTGAAGCCGCTCATCAGAGGCCCCGCTGCTCGCGGCTCCAGAGGCGCGGCGGGCTGACCATTTCGATGGCGCCGCCGCTGGCCTTGGGCGAGGTGATCACATCGCCGCCGAACGCCACCTTGCCGGTGGCGATGTCCCGGCACAGGCCCATCGCCGCGTCGAAGGCCTTGATGAGCGGGTCGCTGGCGCGATCGCCGTGCAGGTAGTAGCGCGCGACATCGGCGGTCAGGCGCCTGACCACCAGCGGCACGGTCGCCAGCGGCGTGCTGTAGCGGCCCGAGAGGTACGCGTCGACGGCCGATTGCGCGTCGGCAATGGTGCTCGTGAGCAGCGTCACCGCCGCCGTCACCGCGTCCACGTCGCTGGCCGCCCAGCCGATCAGCGGATCGCCGGCGATCGCCAGTTCGAGCAGCTCGGGCGTCACCTCGCGCGGCGTGCGGCGATCGGACACCTGCGCGATCTCCTCGGCGCCAAAGCGGGCCACCAGGTCGGCGGGGGTGATGTAGGGCATCTCAGGCGACCGCGTTCTCGAACCAGTAGCCCAGATCGGTCGCGCAGACGACCTCCTTGACCCGCTCGCCGACCCGCACCCGCTGGCAGCCGTTCAGCCCCAGCCTGGGTTCGTCGATGTTGCCAGAGACCTTGTCCCCGAACTGCGCCGTAAAGCCGAAGGTCACCCCGGCCTGCGGCCCGGCGGCGCGATCGCGGTAGAGGAAAGCGGCATGCTTGCCCCAGACGCGCGCCAGCGCCACCGTCTGCCCCTTCTTCGCCGAGTTGGCGAAACCGGCGCCGACCAGCACCTCCTGCAACTCGAAGAACTCGGCAAACTCCTGGCGCGAGACCATGCCGGCGCCCTGCGCGGTGCCCTTGATCGCCTGCACCAGCTTGGGGTGCCGGCGCGTCTTGGTCCACGCCGCCTGCCCGAACACGCCGATGTTCGGGCGCATCACCGGCACATCGAGCGCATCGCCGATCGCCGCCACGGGATCGGAGTTCACCGTATCCGACCACTGGCCGGAGCCTGAAAGCGTGGTCTGGTTGCCGGCGACGTAGCTGCTGGTATTGAAGACCAGCGCCGCCGCCCGCTGTTCGCGCGCCAGATTGACCAGGTTGGTGAGATACGCCACCGCCGTGCCCATCGGGTCAATGCCCTGGTTGTCGGCTTCAATGTCCTCGTTCGGGACCAGATCGTCCAGGCCGAAA